ACATAATTAAAAATTAAAAAATTATTATGAAAAAAGTTTAAAAATATTTTGATGGGGGGGGCCACCCCACCCGCTATGACTGTCTCTTTTTTTATTCAATTAGAAAAATTTTTTCCTAAAACCTTGAAGCGTTTTAAAAACTCGAATCCAAAAAAATCCTGCCCCATTTTTTACAAAGCTGTTAATTGAAAAATTTTATTTACCCCTATGAATTATTGAAATGCTTAAAAATGCCAAATCTAAAAAAATCCGGGGGGGTAAAATTTTTTATCGTGTCAGGGATCGAATGATTTTTAAAAAAATAAATACAAAAATGATTTTTAAAAAAATAAATACAAAATAGTAAATATAAATATTAGCAATTAAATGAAAGTTTTAATATATGAAAACATTTGAAGAGTGGATTGAAGAAAACCATCCTGAATCTGTTCAAGAAGGATGGATGAAGAATGTTGCTTTAGGGGGTGCATTGCTTGGAGCGGGTATGGGAATTGGCGGCATGGGAATTGGCGGCATGGGAAGCGGAAAATCATCACCAGACAATGCTGTTGTTTCTAAAACATCAAAGCCAAAGAATGCTTGGCAATTAAAGAGGGATGAAATTCGCAAACAAAAAGAGGAACTAACTAGAAAGACTCAAGGATTGAAGAGTGGAGAGTCACGAACATTTATTCATGGAAAGGCTCAAAGTCCCAAGAATTATAAATCTATTGATGATAAAGTTGTTACGAGCGACGATGCGGACGAATTTTTAAATTAAAAGACAAAAGAACGTCATCGTTTTGGTGTTATTTCACCTGCCAAACTAGGTTCAATACTGGGGTTCTGCCAGCAATGGTTTCACCATAATAAGTCTTATAAATTATAATAGTATTATTGAGCAAATTCTGAAACACGTAGAACACAACTTCCTAAATCAACTACAAGTGTATCATTTGCGGTATTCTGTCTTGCTTTAATTTTAATGATTAGTGCTGTAGTAACTTCATTATCATAAACACCAACGATTGGGAAAATAGTTCCGCTTCTTGTGCCACCACCAGTAGCGTTTGTCCAAATTTGATCACGCCAAGTGATTTCTGTGCTTCCAACGACTATACTTGAACGAAAATCATCAACACCACTACCGCTTATGGCATAGGTTGTATGAAATTCGATATAAAGTTTTGAAGAATTGCTTACTGGAGTATAGCTGATAGTCATGATATCAGTATCTGTATTAGAGTTTACAGTTGCAGTGCCGCTGGTTACTTAAAATTGTGTATTAAGCAATTGTCCTGCTGCATTGCTACGAATATATCCATCAGCAGTGATATTTCCCGAAGATACGGTTACATCGTCATGAAGGGTTGTTGTTCCTTATACGATCAAAGCTCCATTGGTTTTTAAATCACCATCAGCGGTGATCTTGCCTGATGCTTCGATATCAATTCGATAATCTTTAAGAGCATCAACTACGATATTTTCTGGCTTTACAACGCCATTATAAATTGGCGGCTTAACTGCTGTAACTGATCCTGGACCTGTTCCTTCTGTTGTACTAGCACCCATAGATGTTGTCCTTTTTTATTGTTAAAGGTGATGTGTATCATATTTATGAAAATAAAAAAAAATTAATTTTTTAAAAAAATTAAAATTCAGTTTGCGAACATTTATGGGCTAGTATCACTGAGGAGACAAACAATCTTATAAACAATTAAGGCCAACCATTTGCAATCCTATACAATACAAAAAAGAGTATAAATGTATTTTATGTAATAAAATATTTATTTCAAAAAGATGTGGTGAATGGATAGGAGGCAATAAATATTGTTCTACAAATTGTTATCATTTAAGAAAAAAAAAAAAAAAAAAGAATATAAATTTAATAACACAATAGATTATAGATGCATGACAGATGAGTGCTATGGTAATTAGAGTAATTATCAGGCATACATCTGTCATGTTTTCTTTATTCATGATCAATTATTAAACGGCCATAAGGAGAAATCCCGGTCATCAGCCGAAACAGAGGGCATGGCCTTTTGAATAAATTCCCCCTGCCTATAAGCAAAAAGCTCTTTGCCCGGCACAACCACTGAGTAAATCTGATAAGTTACCACACACTTACCTGTAAAGGTATAAGTGTGTACATCTTTTTCATAACTCTCGACCACTGTACAGCACCAATCCGCAAACCTCATAACTCTCTCCTTGTAAGGTGTTGATGATAGATCGGGTACAGAACCTAGTCGTTCACCTTGGGCACAGCACGCTGCCCAAGGTGATTAATTCCACGACGGTCCAGTTCAGCCAGACCCGCCTCAGTAATGGTATAACCCTTTGTGGTTACAGTAACTAAAGCAGGCTGGTCATCTGTCTCTGTCAATAGCCAGGGCATGATGAACTTCTCAACCTCCTCTTCTTTACGGCCAGCAATCAAAGATGTCCAGAGTTGTTCTCTCCATGTTTGATTATTTTGTCCTGTGACGAGATAGTACATAATTGATTGCCTTTCTGATTATATTAGAATGAATATAATAATAATATTATAATGAATATAATTTTAGATGCAATGAATTAGTATTTGGTTTCACCTCCACATTGCGTCTTCATCATTTGTATTACCTTTCATTATACTGATAATCATAGCAACGTAGCGATCCAGGATGATGCCATCGGTTGGGCGATTTTCGATGAATTTTTTTACATTTTGGAAATTAATTATATTATTTGTTTGAAAATATTCCTTGATGATTGTTCGTGCATTAAGGAATTGGCATGTTCTCATGGTTTTCAAATTTGTTCCTTAAATATTGTTAAATTGGCGAAAAAAGTTAATAGAGGACCGCTTAATCATACTTTAATTCTACTCTGGTAACAAGTCCGTTTTTTTCTTCTATTTCAAAACTATATTTAAAATTTTTATCTTGTTTCATGATTGTATCGAGATCATCTGGGTTATTTTTAAAATATTTAATTACATTTCTTTGCATAGAATCAAACAAGTCTTTTAATGGTTGAGCTTTACGTCCTATAAATTTGGATAACATGCCGTTTACTTTACTGATAATTTGTTTTTTTGTTTTAACATTTTTCCAATAGTTGTTCATGATACTCCGTGAATTAATTTTACATGATTATTTATGATTATTTCATGTTTAAATTCTTGGAATTTCCGACACGCATTTTTGAAAAATTTCGATAAAATTTGGTCTTTTTAAAAATTCACTGACGGCAACAACTTGATGTGGTTCGATTGTTCTGGGGAAATGAACTCCAATCCTTTGATTGTTTATTCCGATGAAAGCAATCACTTCATCTCGATCTCGATCTTTTAATTTAAATACAGGTTCTCCCAAACCGAAAATTTCATTTTTACTTGGGGTTGCATCAATCAATTCGGACATTGAAAATTCCTTTTTCGGATAAAGTTGCAGTTGAAAACCCTTCAAAGGAATGATTTTATCATGATTTACAGAAAGAGCAACTATTCGTGTTTTTTCTTTCTGGAATTTAGACTGATTTTTGCCAATTCTGACATAAAATAAGCACTTGGGGTTGGGAAATTATCTGAAAGTATTTGCATTGGATCTCCCATTGCGAAAAAGTTTGGCGGTTCATATTGAAACATTAATTTATTGAATATAGGAGGCATTCCATGCTCATAATGAATAAATGCAGCATTATTATTACTGAGCATATTCATTGTTAAAGAATAATCTGCTTTAATTGTCACTTTTCCCAAAAGGTCTGCCAAATTCATTGACCAAGCCAATTGAATCGTGTGTTCCCAAATATTTTTTCCATCTAAAAGTTGTTGCAATGCCAATCTTTCGGCCAAGAAAATTGTTCTTTCAAACATTGTGGAGGGAACATTATTGAAAACCACAATTGGTCCGATTGGAACCCAAGAGTTTTTATAGTATTCTTGAGTTCTAAAACTTTGTTTCCAAAATGGTCCAACATGTTCTTTTGCCAAATTGAAAGTAAAAAATGGATTTGGCGAAAAAATAACTTCTGGATATCCATTATTTAAAAATTCAACATTTAATGGTTCTCTTAAAACCACATCGGTTGGAATAGAAACAAATGGTTGATTGATTAATTTATATTGATTGGCCCAAAGAGTGGAATAGAGTGAATTAAGTGGGTGATATCCACGAATTTGTCCAATATTTTGATGTGCATATATTCTTTGATGTTCTGATATATTTCTCCAAAAATCTGGATTTATTGAAGAGTCATAATCTGCCAAACATAATAATAAATCATTTTGGCAACCATTTTGTTTAAAACTTTCGATCAATAATTCGAGCTGCCAATGATCATATATTTTATTTTCAGCACTTACTAAGTATTCCATTCTTTGATAGAGTGTAATTATTGATTTTTTAGTATATAAAACTGTTCATAGATACGATAAACTTCACTGTATGCCACTCCCCATGAAGCATCATGACAAGATTGTTTAAATTGTTCACAACTCAATGAATCGTGCAAATGATTCCAAGCTCGGGCATGAGCCCATTCGTGTAATAGTGTATCAATGGATGATTGTTCTGATAATTCAATGTTGATACGAATAAAGAATTTTTTTTCATGAAGCAAACAATCCCCGTCCAATTTATTCAGTTTTACTCTACGCACACTTACAGGAAACGCTAAAGGACATTTTTCCTTTAGTATAGAAACAATTTTCTTGTAGGCTTGATAGTCCATTCATTCCCCCGTGAGTAAATTACTCATGGTTATATAGATTGAATTATATCAATATGTTTTTAGTTTATTAAGACTGTCTTGGTATTTTTTTGTCGACAAATTTCTTTTCATATAATCAAATCCATCGGAATGGTGTGCAATATCTGAATCATCATGATTTAAAAAAGCATTTACCTCTGGTCCGTGCATTTTGGACATTTTCATCCAATCATTGATTTTGCTTTTTGTCAATCCTGTATGGGTATTTTTCATGTCATAAAAGTTATTTACATTAAATTTATTGGCTCCCCATTGATGCATTTTAATCAAATAAGCAATATCATGTGCCTCTCTGGGTGTCCAACCATTATTCATCAACATGTACTTTGCATCTTCTGGATCTCTATTTTTTAAAATCCATGCAGTTGTCATCCAACGATCACCTTTTAAATCGTGCGGCATATCATCAGGATTAAAATCATAATTAGGAAAAATAGAACCTAAAAGACCTGTGTTATGAAATGTTTTAATATATTTTCTAACATTATTATCTGGGTGTTCCAATCCACTTAAAAATTCTTTTTTGATTATATCTTTATCAACACCTTTTAGATCTTTAAAATTTGCGATTAATTTGGCATATTTTTCAGGAATTTTATCTGTATTGCCATATCTTGACAACAATTTCATATATTTCAATAGTATAGATGGATCTTCTGCGACTCTTGCTTCTAAATTATCTCCTACAGCTTTAATTTCTCCATTTTTCAAGTGATGAGCACCACCATGAGGATCAATTAAATCGCTGTTTTCACCATCAGAAGTTGTGAGAGGAATATAAAGAGAATTAATTGTAAAATCACGATTTTGAGAATCCTCTTCCACAGATGCAGCAGATTCTCCTTTTTCTGGCTTAATTAGACGACTTTTAGGAGATTTAGAGAGTGTTGCCAAATTGAATTCTTCGCCATTGATTTGCACGGTAAATTCTAATTCTTTGCCACTTTTATCCCAATGTGAAGCATAAAACACTTTGTTTCTTCCATTATTGGGTAGTTTATCATAACGAGAATTTGATTCGTGTTCTTGATTTTTTGGTTTAATTTCAACAAATCCTGCTTCTGACTGTGTGAGGATCATTCGAATTTCGCTAGGAGTTGCATCTGTTACTAAATCGTAATTTTTTGGAGTTTTTCCTTTTAGGTGGTCTCGAACAGCACCTCCGGTTAGATATAATTTTTTCTTTTTAAGTTGTGGCTCTACTTCCCCCGATTTATCAATTGTTGTATATCCAACACCAACATTTGGAGAATCTTCGAATGCTTTGATTAGATATCTTAAATTAGAATGCATACTTTTACTAACTGTAAAAGGGCTAAACTCTTTTGAACCTTCTTTTTTTTGCAATTTAATACGAGAAGTAATTGGGTGTTTTTCAGATTCTTCTCTAAATTGTAAATAGCCAGAAAATAGATTTTTCATATTTTTATGATTCCATGAATTAGACGATGTAGTATTTATTTAACAATGATTCATTTTTTTTAAGGAGGTCCACTGATTCCCAACTTATAAAGAATGTATCCTGCAACAACAGTTAATCCGACTTTCCAAAAAGAGTCAAAAACTTTACTCCATTTATCGTCATATCCACTTATTTTTAAGTTAAAGTTTTCCATTTTAACTTCTATATTGTGTATTTTATCTCTAAATAAATTTAATTCTTTTTGAGGATCACCAGAAATGATAACAGAAACTTTTTCATTGAGACGTAAAACATCCTTTTGAATTTCCAAAAGTTTCTCTATTTGGTCATCAATTTCTTTTTGTCTTTCAACTAAAGTTTTAACACGTTCATCAATACGTGAAAGAAGAAGTTGAGATTGTTCATCGTTGTGGGAGTTATTGTTATTTGCTGGCATATTTCTCCATTTTCAAACATATATATTAAATCATGGAAAATAAAATTGAATTAGAAGAGCAAGAACAGATAATACATTTAAATAATGTTGAAATCACTGATTTAGTTAAAAGTGATCTTGAAGAATTAGAATTACCACAAATGAATGTAAGTGTTCCTGCCCAACCTCCATCTGATGTTTCAGCGTTAATATCTGACTCAAAATATTTAGATTTCTTAGATGAAATAATGGGAAATATTCGTGAGGACAGGCAACAGGTTAGTGAATACATAGATAACATTGCAAACATGGTTATAAATGATGGTGATGCAACGACTTCCAGCAAAGAAGCTTTGGTCAATTTATTTAAAATAAAAACTGATTTGCAAGACAAAATGTTAAAAACGGCAGAATTAATGACAAGATTAAAAGTAAAAAATACATATGCTTATTCTGGTCCTCATTTAAATGCTATGCAACAGAATAACTTTAATATTGGTAGCGATACTGAATTGGATCGCAAAGACATAATAAAAGCTTTTAATAATGCTAAAAAGAAAAAGGAAAAAAATGTATAATCATGCACTTGAAGAATGGCTAAAAGAAGCTAGTGGCGATATTGCTGGTGGACAACAACCCCCAATGGCTGGTGGAACTGCTCCTGTTGATCCAAACAGTGGAATTCCCGGACAGGGATCTCCAAATGATCCTAATGTTGCGGCTCCAGCCCCTCCTCAAGCAGATCCACCACCAAAACAACAACAAAATTCTATGCCAGATGTGAGCAATGATCCTGCTGCACCTGATATGCCAGATCAAAAAGATGATCAAGACTTTGAAAAATGGAAAAATAACTTTTTCAGAGAAACCACCAAAGGCGAAGTTGGCAATTTAATTGATTTAATTCATCAAGTTCGTGATTTAGATTTAGACTCTTATCCTCGCAAATTTGTTGAAGATAATTTGCAAATATGCTTCTTACGACAAAATGCAAATATTGACAAGGCTTCCAAAGAAATAAGAAAGATGATTAAAAATGATTTGGATCAAAATAATCCATCTGTATCTTTGGTCAACCATATCACTAACACATTACAGTCAATGCCAGAACTAAACAATATTTTCATTAAACTGAAAGGTTTGTTGGGAATGAAAGGTGATTTGCATCGTAAATTTATTGCAAGTATCATTGGAGGCGTACAAGTTGGATCGGGTGGAAACACAGAAGACGTAATTTATAATGAAAGAGATTATTCGATAAGACTATCAACACGGTATAATGATAAATGGGGAAGAGTAGATTTAGGCAAATGGAGTTTACGAGAAGACGATCCTGAGCGATATTTAACAGAACCTGAACAACGTAGACTAGAAGATGGAAGTCCCGAAGAAAAAGATGTGCTTCGTCGTAGAGTTGTAATGGAAAGTATAGCCGAAGAATTTAAAAGGCGTGGTTTTGTCATCAATGTTGTAGGCCAAGATGGAACAATCTATACTTTGGGATGGGATTTATCGGGAAGTTTAAGAGGTGCCTATACTGATGGTAAACTCTTAGTTAAAACAATTCAAAGTGATAATAGTGAAGCCATGATTGATGATCAAGGTGCAATTATCCCTTATATTGACATAAAAATTAAATATGTAACCAATGCTAACGGTGTTGATGAAGACGGCAAACCAGCCAAAGAAGAGCATGACTTTATGGAAAGAATTGATGGAATGTTGTTTTTAACAGCAGATTTTAAAATTCTCAAAGAAGCTTCCACATCTTTTACTGGAATTGTACTAAAAGAAACTCCTTATTCTGGCAACCCTTCGGATCTAAGAGTTTTACAGCGTTGTATTGTAAGCGCACCCGAATGTCTCATGAGGCAATGTTAATTTTGAAAAAAGGATAATTATGAAACAATTTGTGGAATTTGTTGATAGAAAGCAACGTGAATCAAAAAAACATTTGAAATTGATTGAAAGATTACTCAATAAAAATGGAATTCAAGTTTATTCGCACCTTGAAGAAGAAGAGCCATACATTTTTGTTAAAAGTCCAAATCAAAAAGTAAGTTTTGATGGCATCAGAATTTATGAGATTGGGGAGATGATTGCTTACAGAATCCAAAAAGAAGAAAAAACACATCCTTTTGGAAAAGCTTATCTTTTAGATTTAGAAAACATGTTTAATGATTATATGTCAGAGAATATTAAAGAAGATGAGGCTGGGAAAAAAGTCATTGAAAGTGTAGTAGAAGAAATAAAAAAATTCTTTTCAAGAAGTGCCAAAGCAGAACAAGAAATCCGTGATAGAGGACAAGATGGAACAGGTTTGATTGTCAAAACAGGAGGTTCTGATTATTCTACGACTGTTTTAAATAGAACTTAAAGGGTAAAAAAAATGAAAAAACATATTGTAACATTTTATGATGAAAGTTTTTCTGATATAAAAGATATAATTCTTAATAGATTGGAAAATTATTCTAAAAAATGTGATGCAGAGCTTATTGTTGTAAAAGATTGGAATGTTGATAAAGGCAATAATTTTCTATTAAATCGTTTAAATCATATGAATATGATTGCCAAAGATGGAAGATACTTGTTTATTGATATGGACACTTTGGTAAGAAACGATACTCCAGATCTTTTTAATCTAGTTCCTGACAATAAACTTGGAGTGTTCAATGAAGGCGGCAACTGGCTAAGGTCTGTTATGGTTTCAGTGAATGAAATGCAAGTTAGACATGAAAATGTTTTTGCAAATTCACCTCAAGTTGCTTATTTGGAATACAATAGCTTTAATAAAGAAATGAATTTAGGAATTGATTTACCTGCCGAATTCACAATAACATACAACAAGCCTTATGATCATTACAATATGGGAGTAATGGTTTGCAGCAGCACATTAATGAAAAAATTTAAACTTTCATCTTTTATTAAGCCAAAAAATTATGAAATTTTAAACAAATATCCAATAGTTGATCAACTTTTGTTTAATTTATTAATCAGAAAGCACAGCATTCCAGTTTATGAATTGCCCTCGTGTTTCAATTGTTTCTATGGATATAGAACTTCAGATTATTTAAAAAGAAACTTTATAAATCATTATTGTGGTGTTCCCAATGAGGAAAGATTTGAAATCATCAAAAGAGACCATGAAATTCTTTGCGAACTTGGATTCTGAATTTCATATATAATATGGACGTTCAATCATGGAGGTATTATGAAAGTTCAAAAACAAGATTTTAATGAAGTCAGTGTTATTTCTCTTATTTTGGCATTCTTTTTTCCACCTTTAGGAGTTTTAGCAAAAGACGGATTTGGCTGGAGTTTTATAATTAACATTTTTTTAACACTTCTTGGATTTGTTCCAGGAATTATTCACGCACTATACGTAATTTTGAAAAAAGATTCGTAATAAAAAAGCCCTGGATCTCTCCAGGGCTTTTTTTAATCATCCAGAGGATCATTAGAATCTTGCTTTGCTAGCCATGTTGGCAACCTTCGCAAGCAATGGACACAATTTTCAGGGGCTTTATATCCTTTAATGTGAATAGGAACACCCATACTAATCATAAGCCCACAATAAGGACAACAATCCATATTGTAAGCATGAAATGTATCAACAGAAAAAGGGTTTAAACAGCTAAAAATGTGACGATTCCAATTAATGTCGGCATGAATCCCACGAAACCTTTTGTGACAATTATCACATTTGAAAATATAAAATCTCCCGATATCCCCAATATTTTTTGTAGCATCACAATATGGACAATTAAGGTGCATTTTATTTTCCTTTGTAAAAGAATTTAATTAGTTTTATCCCAACAAAATTAAATGTAGCATCAAAATGATTGGTTGTAAAGATAAATATTTATTATGCCAATCCCTTTTCAAGACGCAGTGATTCCTGGTGGTTTAATTAGGCCAAAGACAACAACTTCAATTGTCGGAAGAGGTAGCTTGGTTACTTTTAATTATTTGTTTCATAAACCCGGTCATGATCCTGCACCTTTGGTTTTGATAACAGATATTTGGGACCAATATATTCGAGGAATCAATCTGCATTACCTTACTTTCCCCGTAATTAAAAAATTAATGTTTCCTGCTCCTGGACAATCTATTTGTGAAAGTCCTCAGTTTACCTATCAATATATTAAAGGAAATCAATATATAGTTTCGTCATTCAGGCAGTACAAAAAGAATGGAATTGATTCATTAAAGAAACTCAATTGCAATTTTATTGTAAATGCTCTTTCCATATCTAGATCATTTGATCCCAATGAAATAGATGCGATCAGAAAATCTGTTCGAGAACAAATCAGAAGAATGACCAACCCTCAAGCTGCTCCTACTGGGGAGATGCCTTTTAATCAAAATCCTTCATAAATACTCTATTAAATTATTAAAACAACGTAGGTAAAAATGGCTGATAATGAACAGACAGACATTCTAGGAAGAAGAATAGGAAGATTAACTGGGCAAGATTTAAAAGACCTTATCAGTTCTGCGGTTTGTGGATCAGCACGTCCTGTAGGAAAACAGGAAGAAAAAAACTCAATGGAAGAGTTAACAAGATTATTTTCTGAATATACAAAGTCATTCCAACAAGAATCAGATGATCAAAAAGAATTGTTAAAGCAAACCGTTGATGCTTTAAATGAAATTAAAGAAGAAAAGAAAAAAATAAAAGAAAATGGCGAATCTTTAGAGTCTAAAGCCACAAAGAAACTGCCAAGATATAGTGTTGGAAAAACAGGAACTAAATTTACCTTAACCACAAAAAAAATACAAACATATGATTCTTCTGTTGTCAAGGCAATAGGAGGGTTAGCCGAAATCATGAAAAATTGTTGTGGTATTGGTAAAAAGAACATAGAACAAGCAGCACAAGAAATACATGTAGAGTCTCAATCTTTCGATGAAAACGATAATAAAAGAAATAAAAGAAATAAAAGAAATAAAATAAATGAAGACTCTGATTACCATGAAAACTATTCATATTACAAAAGAACTCCAACACAAAAATTTCAACATTTAACTCATGGTATCGAAGAAATTACAAGTAAAATTGAAGAAGCTGTATTAGGATTTGATACATGGAGCAAATTAACAAGTGGATTGGTAAAAAATGAACGTGAATTTGTTCAACAAATAAGACAAGTTGCATATCAAACCCAAGGAATTAATGGGGATATGCATGAAATGCAAAAAACTTATGAGAGAATTGAAGGAATTCAACGGATTACAGGAGTAGAAAGAAAAGACATCCAAGAATCTATTCTTAATTTATATAAAAGAGGAATAAAAGACAATAAAGTAGCATTAAGCATAGTTACAACTCAATTACATACAGAAAGACAATTAGGATTAAAGGCTGGAGAATTAAACGATACTTTCCTTGAAATGTATCAATCTAGCAATATGACTACAGATCAACTCGATCAAATGGGTCGAAGCATGCGAGACATTGCTAGAAGCACTGGAATTACTGGAGAAGGATTAAAACAAGCTGTAGAAAGAAGCAAAGAATTTATTACAAATTTACGCAATGCCGGTCAAATGTCTGCATCTACAGCAGAGAACATGATTCACCTACAGGTTAGTGCCAAAAAATTTGGCGTCGAAAATGAAATGGCCGAGCTTCAAAAATCATTGACAAGTTCAACACATTTTATGATGGATGCTTCAGTTCAAACTAAGAATTTATTAACCAATGCTGCTCTTAGTGTTGATAAATCTGGAAAATTATATAACAAATTAATCACAGGAACTGCTGGAAAAGAAACTTCTGATCTATTAGATATGGCAAAAGGAATTGATGATGTAGTAAAACAATATTACAAAGGTGGATTAGACAACATTGATAAACTTTCTGATTATCAATTAATGGTTTTAAATTCTCAATTAAAATCTGCATATGGGATGGAAGTTGGACAATTAAAACAAATTAAAAAAACACTGGAAGATGGTGGAAGGTCTTATGCAACTAGATTGGAAGAAAATAAAAAGAAACAAAAAGAAAGTTTGACCTTAGACGAAAAGAAATTAGCAATAGAAGAAGAGAGATCATTAAGAGCATCTGAGTCTATGAAATTTCTCACATCGTTAAGGGAATCTTCCAAAGGATCTGAAAATTTCGAAGAAACTTTGTCTAAATTTAGCGAATCAAAAGGAAAAGACTTTGAATCGTTTAAAACTGGAGAGAATTTAAAAGGAACAGACAGAGAAGCGTTAAAAAAGACTTTCGAAATATCTTTTGAAAATATAAACAAAGGTCTAAAACAGGCTGGCAAAAAACAAATGGAAACCGGGCTGGTTCAAAGATTCGCAAAAGCAATTGATCAAGGAAATATGAAAGAAATTGCTGAACTTGGAGAAAAGTTGAGCAAGGGCGATAAAGAACTGAGCACGACACAGTTAAATGAGCTAGATGCATTAAACAGTATTGATGCCACGCTTAAATCTATTCATGATTCACTTGGCGGCACGGTACAAAAAGTTATGTCGTGGGCATTAAGCAGCACAATTGGAAAGACGTTGCTAATTATTGCTGCTGGATTTGGTCTTTTAACTGGTGTTTTAGGTTCAATAGGAAAATCACTAGGATTTATTGAAAAGTTAAAATTCTTGTTTATAGGCCGAGACGCAGAAGGTGGACTACTTAGAGGGCTTTCAAAATATTTTGATAAGGCAAAATCTAAAATGTTCGGAGGAAAAAAAGAAGATCCATTTACTCAATTTGCTGGCATGAGAAAATCATCGTCTGCTGCTACTGCTGCGGGAGATCAATTTTCTGCTGTAAGACAATCTTCATCTGCTGCTTTAGAAGAAATGTCTAGTGCTGCTGGACAAACAACATCCAAAATTAGTAAATTTTTTGATAGACTAAATAACAAAATTTGGAAAACTACAGATTCAATAATGGACTTTTTAAACAAAGACATAAAAGATATTGCCACAGGATTAAAAAAAACTATAAAGTCATTTAAAGACAGCATGATATATGGCATTAAAAGAGTTTTTACTGTTACCAAGAAAAACGTTTCTATTGGTTTTAGTAAAATTTTTAACAAAGAAAATGTTAAAAGAATTTTTAACAAAGAAAATGTTAAAAGAATTTTTTCACCTGTTGCTTCAGGCTATGAATCTGCAAAAAAAAATATAACAAAAATTTTTAATGAAACTCGTAAAGTTTTTTCCCTTAAAAATCTATCGAAAGTTTTCCATGCAATTCTTAATCCTGTAAAAACAATAAAAACAATTTACAATGCAACTTATGGAAGGTTGTTTACAGGAATTGGAAAAGCAGCTAAATCAGGAGCAGGTGGTTTAAATAGATTTTATAATGTTCTTAAAGGAACTAAAAATATATCCAAAATGACAGGACCATTGGCAATTGCTTTTGCTGCTATAGATGGTATATTTGGATTTTTTAATACTGCTAAAAACTTTGCTGGAGTAACTGACGAATTAACAGCAGGAATGTATGCTTCATCAACCGCAGGAACAGCATTATATGGATTAATAAATGGACTTACATTTGGAATGTTAGGTCTCGCTCTTTCTTTGGGAGGAATAGAAGAAGAGGTTGAAAAAGGTTTTGTTTATTTTGTTCACATTTTTACTTCGTTCTTTGAGGGAATATGGGAAGGTATAAAAGATGGATTTAATGATTTGAACCTAGGGCAACTATGGGACAAAGCAGTGGGATCTCAACTAAAAGAAATTTGGGCATCTTTATCTGGAATATTTGATCCTATTTTTAAATTTGTTGGAATTGATACATCAAATGTTTCTGATTTTTTCAAAACCATTTGGGATTGGAGCAAAAAACTAGGCAAAGCGATTGGATGGTTAATCGGAGCGGCAGGAAGTGGCCTTATAGGTTTGTTAATTTTTGGTATTGGCGGAGCCTTGTCAATAATATCAGGAATTATTAAAGCTGGAGTAGGTATTTTCCAAGCATTTACAGGCGTCATTCAAATTGCTTGGGGAGCTTTTAAATTGTTGTTTTCGCCAATTGCAGTAATCATAAGTGCTTTTGATAAATTGTATCAAGTGCTTACAGGAAAGATGAGCATCAAAGAGGCTTTTAAAGCGTTGGGTGCTGAAATTTGGAATTATTTGATTGGAGCGATTGGAGACATTTTTAAGGGAATGGGAAATATAATTGTGGGTCTTGTTTCAGGACTATATAATTTAGTTGCAACTCCTTTCAAATGGTTTTTCGGTTTATGGGACCAACTTAAAGGTATAACTGATCCATTTGCTAATTTTGGAAATTGGATTGTCAATACAATAAGCAATCTGGTCAATGGCGCATTAGACTGGTTTAGCTATTTATACGATGTAATAATTGGACACTCAATTATCCCGGACTTAGTATGGGGAATTATTGAATGGTTTGGCAAGTTGTTAGTTAAAATGCCCGGTTTAATACTGAAGGGATTGTGGAAAGTTTTTGAGTTTGCATTATGGGCTGTATTTATCAAAATACCTGAATTAATCATTACAGGATTATGGGAAGCATTTAAATTGGGATTATGGGCAGTATTTATTGGAATTCCTAAATTAATAATTAAAGGAATTAAAGCGATTCCAGGTCTTATAAAGAAGGGTTGGGACTACTTCAAAGAATATCTTGCAACTATACCCGGACAAATTGTAGATGCTTTCACATCAATACCAGGAATGATTTATGATTATGTAATGTCTTGGATGCCTTCGTGGATGGGAGGACCATCGGGAGGCGATACAAGCGAATCAAGCTCTGGATCATTTGTAGGAAATGCTGCATCAAGTGTTGGATCATTCGCTAAAGAAGTAACTGTTGGATCTGTAATTTTAGCAAAAGATTTAGCTGTTGGTGCAGGAACATTAGCTAAAGATTTAGCTGTTGGTGCAGGAACATTAGCTAAAGATTTAGCTGTTGGTGCAGGAACATTAGCTAAAGATGCTATAATTGCAGCAAAAGATGGAGTTATTGAAGGAGCAAAATGGGTAAAAGATGGAGTTGTTGATACAGCAACATGGGTAAAAGATGGAGTTGTTGATACAGCAACATGGGTAAAAGATGGAGTTGTTGATACAGCAACATGGGCAAAAGATGGAGTTGTTGGTGCGGTAGATTATACGAGATCGTTTCTTCCTTGGTGGATGGGAGGAAAAGGTCAAGAAGGTCTCGATCAACAATCAAGTGCAGAAGAAAAGGCAGCCGCTTCCAATATAGAATATTTAGTTCAAGAAGCAACTACAAAAGGTAGTATTTATACTCATGATGTTCATTTGGAAGAAATACTTATAGGAATAGGCGAAATAATTTCAGACATAGAAAGAATACTTTTAAAATCATTTAATACTAATTCTTTAATAGAAACTGGAACTAGCTTAGTTAATGAAGCATATAAATATATTTCTAATCCTAATTCTTTAATAGAAACTGGAACTAGCTTAGTTAATGAAGCATATAAATATATTTCTAATCCTAATTCTTTACTAGAAATTGGAGATTCAGTTTTAAGTTATGGAAAGTCTATTCTTGGATTATCTGGCGAAACAGAAATTGCCGAACCAACTAGCAATTTCGTAAATCCAATACCTCCAAATTATAAAAATTCTATGGATGTTCAAAGTTTAATTGCAGCAGATAAAGCATCTGCTTCGCCAAACCAAACAATGATCTCTTCTCCAGAATTAGAAGATATAGCTTCAGAAGCAAGCTCTCAAAATGATAAATTAGATGAATTAGTTGATTTATTTAAAAAGTTAGTAGATTTACTTAAACCAACAAGTCAGCCAGTTACTTCAGAAGGAGGAGTTCCTGGAGATACATCCCTCAATCAAACAAATCTTCCAAAAGCAAACTATATGAATCGTCCAATGGGTGGAATTGGCATTTCTTCAAATAGATCTTTTGTAAATATCATTAGTCAATAAGAGGTCAAATGAAAGCAACTAGTATTGTTTTTGGAAGTTTAGAAAAAATAAAAAATTGTTACATTGAAATACCAAAATTCAAATCAAAAATTTATATGTATACTCTTCCTGATATATCAGACTCAAAAAGTGTTAGCTATAATGATGAAGCTGCGATTGGCAGATCCATGCCTTTTAAAACTTACAATAGCTCAGAAAATAGAAGCATTTCTTGGACCGCTCACTTTATAGCTTCGGGACCATCTGATTTTGAAGATTTTATGGTATATTTAAGAATAATGGAAGCATGCACATATCCTTTTACTAATGTAGCAAGTGTTCCTTTTACACCTCCTCCAATTTGTAAATTAAGATGTGGCGAACTTCTTTCTTCAAGCAATTCGGATGATATCTCGGCTGTATTAAAAAGCTATTCTGTAAAATTTGACACTTCTGTTCCGTGGGATCAAACTACGCTAGTTCCATACAAAATAGATTTAGATTTACAATTTGATGTTGTTTATAATCAATCCGCTCTTCCTGGTGCCGAAAAAATTTATGTGGGAGGAATATAATGGCGAACTACACAAAAACAACTAATATAAATGCAAAAAAATTTGTTGTTCCTAGCAGCAGATATATGAATTCTAATGTGATTTATTATACAGAGAACAATATTTTAACATTTACAATATACAAAAAAACTACAATACCTACGAGCCAAAAAGATGTTTATGCAATAGTAAGTCCCGGATCTGAATATAGACCTGACATTGTTTCTCAAAAAGCTTATGGAACACCCGATTTCTGGTGGAAAATTATGGAAGCAAATGGAATATCTGACATATTTGATTTTAAATCTGGAATTAACATAAGAATACCAAATTCTATTTTAGGATAAATCTATGAATTGTAAAAGTTTTTCTTGTTTAAGTGCAAGCCCAAGCGCATGTAAAAGTCCAGAAGTAATAGTTGGAGATGGTGCTATATACACTCCTTTTGTAGAAATGCAGTTTAGTGGAAATGCAAAACTTACAGTTGGCAACCACTCTGCTGCTGGAAACAACATGGCAGCAATAACATCGTTTACTTATGGGTTTGGAAAAGCAACAAATCATGGAATTGAAATAGAAATAATTGACCACGGTGCCACCCTATACCCTCAAATAGTTGACTTGGCAAATAAAACTATTGATGAAATTGATCCAAATGTAAATTCTAGTGGATCAAATGTTTTAATTGACTTTGGATGGATTTTAAGAGGAACTGATGATGCAACATTTCGATATACTGTCAATAGTTTGACAGGATATAAAATCGGAGGAATAATAAACGATATAGATCAAACATACGAAGGCGGCAACATGAAAATTACCATTAAAATTGGTGCCGCTTGGTGTAAAACAATGATGGTCAAACACAACAGATCAATTTTTTCAGAAGATGCCAAAGGTTCACTAAAAGAGGCATTAAGAAAATTATTTACCGAACATGATCCTAAATTTGCTGGTGTAAAGTTTTTAAGAACAAATGATAAGGGAGATTATGACAACAAAGAATGGAATTTCAAAACCAGCGACCAAGGGCCTGATGGACCTAAAGGAACTTGGCCAATGAATGAATCAAATCCATATGCAACAGCATGTTCTTGGCTTCAAAACATAACAACAGATGCCGATAAAGGAATAGTAATTGCTTATGACAATATAAACAATCTTGTTTTATTTTTAGAAGATAATTTCAATGAAAAGAGTGTTATTGGCAGAAACATTGCAACATATATTGTAAATGGAGGAAACTGTGGGCCTGTACTAAGTTTTAGCCCAAAAATAAATTGGGCTAAAGGACTACAAGATGGAAGTGGTGCAACAGCAGGAGGAGCAGCATCGGGCGATAATTCTCGTACAATAAAACCTTCTGATGAGGTGGAGAAAAAAGTAGGACATACTGTGTATTGTTCGGGACAAGAGCATGATTTTCAATGGCGAAGTCCCGATCAAATTCCCCAAAAAGCATCAAATGGACTATCAAAGCATAGCGAAGCAAATACTAGAAAAGGAATTGGAGCAATAGTAAAATCAGGACTTACAGCAGAATTAAAAGTTGTAGGAGATCCTTTCTTTTATAGTTTAAAAGATCATTGTTTAGGTGCAAGCTTATGTTTATTTGTAATTAATCCTTTTTATATAAATGGAAATGCTGGAAATTATCAATGGATTACTACTTCAAATTGTAATCTTCTTTTAACTAATAAAAATTGGTTTGTAGAGGAAATTAGCCATCAAATAAGTGGAGGCACATTCGTTACCACACTTAATTTATCACTTGCAACTCCAAATATCGACCTGGATGCCCGTGCCAATTTAGGTGGTGATAATTCTGATGGTCCCAAACTTCCTGGTTCTGATCCTGCAACTTCTCAATAAAAATTTAAGGAATTAAATGTCAATAGCAAAAAAAGAAGAAATTGATCATCTTCGTCTTAAAATTAGTGTTTTAGAAAACAAATTAAACAATATAGATTCAGAAATTAAAAAAACTTTACAGTCTGAAATTGCTGCTAGTTCTGTAAAAATTGATCAATCTCAAATGCTTTATGGCATGTATACAGCCTTATGTATAGACACTATAGATATTTGGAAACAAAATAGAATAAGATGGTATTCTCCAATTTTTCACGATCCAACTTTAACAGTGTCACAATTACCTTGGGCTCATGTTATATCATCATTGGGTGGTTTTGATGATTCTGGACTATCGTGGGTTCCTCCTGCCGGATCGACTGTATGTCTAATTTTTGAAAATGGAAATTTAGGATCACCATTTTACATCGGAACAACATGGCATAGAAACCGTGGTCCAGAAGGTCAAAGAAATTTTGGATTTAATATAAAAGAATTTTATGATGTTTGGGAAGGTAATAGAGACGGCTATTTGGTAGGACCAAATGATGGTTCTCAGGTTTTTCCTCCGTGGAATACAGAAAATTATAACGGTTTTGATTTATCATCAGAAGTAGACTTTGACAATAATCCACAGGCACAAAAGTTAATTACATATCCAAATATACATGGTCTTAAAACCCCAGAAAAACATTACATTAAAATGGTAGATGGAGACCCAAGATGTAACAGAAAGTGGAAAAGATTTGAGATTATGTCCAGTCGTGGAAACTGGATTATGATGAAAGATGATCACCTTCATTATGCTGGACAATGGGCAAATCCACAATGCGGAGGAAAATTAAGAGAAGGAGAAGTAAGTTGTGTAGAAGGAGCATCTGCAAATTCTCAAATTGACACTTTAGCTGGAGGATTTAATAGCACAGGAATTAATTCTAATGCAAACAATACAAATTCTACTCCAGGTGTTGGAAATAAAACTGAAGATACTGAATGTGATGGAACAACAAGTAATTCTAAAATTATAGGTGGGCACCCATCTACAGGCGGCAAAACAACTAAATATTATGAATCTCAAGTTGGAACAAATCCATTTTTTAAACATAAACAAGAATGTCGCCCATACAGTGGTGCTCCTACACCTCAGAACAATTCTTGTGATTTACCCCAAACTGGCATTCAGATAATGTCTATTTCGGGCCATACATTTGTTATGGACGATTCTGTTGAAGAGCCATCTGGAGATCCAACATGGGATCAAGAGTTTAATTTTGGCTGTAATAACCATTACGTTGGTCATACATATTGGAAATCAGCCACGGGCCATCTTATTGAGATGAGTGATGTAGAAGGGCCACAAGGTGATGATGGTTCAAATTTACGTGGAGAAGATAATTATATCAGAATTTTGACTGCTACTGGCAATAAAATTGAATTAAATGATCACACACAATCACAAGCTGGCTGTCCTGGATGTCCTCCTAATATTGCCGGATCTCGTCGTGGAATTCACTTGCAAAGCACAAGTAATCACACTTTTGATATGGTTGACGAAGAAAACGCACAATGTTCAGGATGTAGAATGGAAGGTGGAATTCCAGTAGCAAAAGCTAAAAAAGCTTTTGTTAAAATTAGAACTGGTTATGGTTTACAAATGTCTTTTAATGACGATTTTAGCCAAGAAGAAACCCAACAGCAGAACATTCAAATTTATTGCCCTCAAAAAGACAATACAACTCGTGGACCTCATATTCATAGATTTCAAGAATCTCCTTCTGGCCCTGGTCTGGTTTTGTTGAGAGTTGGAGGAAATTATATTGTTTCAACTAATGATGATCATATTACCATGGTTGGAGATGAAGTTTCATATCCTTCTAATTTAATAGAAGTTGTAAGTAAAAATAACATTGTAAGCACAAAGAAAGAGTATATAAATACAGCACAGAGGCACTTCTTTATAGCTAAAGAACAAATATTCTTACTTGCTGGACAGGATTGCAATCCTCCTCCTGCTGATTGTAGTGGTTATGGAGGAACAGATCCATGTTTTGGAGCAGTAATTGTTTATGATTATTGCACAGGAACTGTAAGAATTAGTGATCGTGTATTTGCCAGCACTTCTGCAAATGCTTCTCAGCTTTCTATGTTTAATTTATTGCCTTTTGCAAAATCTCAAGGCACAGGCTTATCTAATTTGTGAGGTTAACAATGAGTAGTTTTTTAGGAATTCCATATCCAATTGTAAAATCTCCTTTAGGATTTTTTTATTCTCAAGGAGGTTCTGAACAAATTAAGTCAGATTTGCTTGTTTTGTTGCTGACAAATCCTGGAGAAAGAGTCATGAACTTAAATTTTGGGACTGCATTAAGAGAATTATTGTTCGATCCTAACGACTCTGAATTACAATTAAAAGCTAAAAACGCTATAATAAAAGCAATGAACTTATGGGAACCAAGAATTTCTGTTCAAAGTATAGATATAAGCTCTTCAATTGATGAAAGTCAATTAAACAGCAATGATTTAAAACAAGATTTAGAAAATATTTTATCTATTCAAATAGTTTATGTAGATCCTCAAAATATTAAAGAAGTTCAAGCCTTAACATTAGAATTACCGCTATCAGGAGCAGCATAATGGCAACAAACAATAATTGTCCTTTTGATATAACACCATATACACAATCACAAGTTATAACAACTCCTAATATATTTAATCTAAATTATACAAATCAAGATTTTTGGTCTATGAAGTCCAGGCTTATTGATTTTATCAATCAAAAATTTGGATCAGAATTTTCTGACTTTGTTGAATCGTCTTTAGCAATTATGCTTATCGAGAATTGGGCATTTTTAGCTGATACCTTATCATTTAAAATGGATCAAATTGCAAATGAAATTTTTATTGATACTGTAACAGAGTTAGATAATGCATTCAGATTGGCAAAACTTGTTGGTTTTCAGCCACAACCGCCGATTGCATCTAGTTCTTTGTGGACTGCGACATTAAACAATATTTTATCGGTTGATGTTACAATACCAGCACCCTTTGATGTTCAAACTACTGCGGGAAATTCAAATATAAATATTGAACTATTCCCAGCAGATGCAGACAACAATCCAATATTTAATCAAGATATTGTTATTCCTGCCAGTAGTTCAGTGAACGCAAGTATAGTTGGATTACAAGGACGAACAATAAATTCAACATCAAATGGAACAGGTGCAATTGCACAAACGATAACTTTGAATCAATCTCCTGTAATTTATGATTCGATTCAGGTTCAAGTAGATGGGGTTTTATGGCAACAAGTGGATTATTTTACAGATTCTCAACCACGTCGTGAATATAGAGTTGAATTTGATTCGAGTTATAATGCTTATGTAATATTTGGAAATAATCGTGCTGGTTTAATACCATCTCAAGGCAGTCAAATTTCTGTAAGTTACAGGCAAGGTGGCGGATCAATTGGAAATTTCATTAGTGGATCTATTCAACAGCAAACCATAGTAAATGTTCCGGGTTTAAATTATGGGGTGCCTGTTTCTTTGAGAAATTACACTCCAGGACAATTTGGATATGATGGTGATACAATTGATGATATCAGAACCAAACTTCCTGCTTATTTAAGAACACAAAATCGTGCGGTTACTGGTCTTGACTATAAAACTTTAACAGATCAATTTGCAACGCCATATCAAGGTAAAATTGGAAAATCCACGGCAGTTTTAAGAAATCATGGATGTTCTGGAAATATTATAGATATTTATGTTTTGGCTTTAAATGCACCAAATGATTTACAAGAAGCGAGTGATGTTTTAAAGTCAGAATTAAATAGTTATCTTGATTCTGTAAAAATGGTAACAGATTTTATATGCATTAGAAATGGTCAAGTTGTTTTGGTTGATACTACCATAGATGTAATGTTAAATAGAATCTATAGAAAGTTTGAAGATCAAATAAGAGGCCAGATTCAAAATAGAATAAATTCTTTTTTTAATTTATCAAATTGGGAATATGGAGAGACATTACTTAGCTCAGATTTAATTCAAGCTTTTTCCGATTTAAAACAAGTAAATAGTTATGATATACATTTTACCACTAACAATCCAAATAATGGTGGAACTAGAGTTGTCACGAATTTTTACGAGATTATCAGACCAGATATAACAAATATTATATTTACATATGAATAAGGAATCAACATGGCAGTATTAACTATCAATGATAATCCATCTGTTACAGATACAATTGTTTTTACAATTCAAACTCCTGATTTAAATGGATGTTTATTATCAAATCCTTATGTTGTAAATAAATTAACAATTTATTTTGTTGAAAGAAATTTTGCCAGTGAAAACGCAAATCAATATGATGATTTGGTTTATGATTCTAAAAAAACTCAAGCAGCAGATGAAGCAGAAGCTCTTGCTTGTTCTAATCCAACTGAAGAAAATATAAAAAATGCCCAAAAGTTAAGAACTGAAGCAAATTCTAGTGCTTCAGTAAGTTCTTTTTATTTTAATGAAGCTGTTCCGGTTCAAATTGTTGGAGACGATATTTATCCAGCTTGGCTATCCACAGATACTTCGAATGCATTTATAGAACAAGACACAGACAGTCTTGGAAGTCCTATTCCTTGTCAATTTACTTATACTTGGCAACCTGAAGGAATGCGTGAAGGAGATTATTTTTTATGTTGGTCGTGGAATTCTTTACCTGCTGGATCTAGTCTTTCTTCTCATTTAACATTTCATCTTAATGGTGATACTCAAGTTACGACTAGCATTCCAACACATTATACAAATCCAGATAAATATCCAACTCTTTTAGATCGTTATTTACCAGAAATGTTTAAATTAATTATTTCAAATGACGACAGAACTCCTGATGTTTTGAACAAATTAAATGGAGCAATTGCTTCTGGATTTAATGTTTTAGAAGATTTAACAAATCAAATTGTTGATCTTCAAGATGCAAACTCAATACATGAATCAATGATAAATTATTTATCTAATTTATTTGATTTAAAATTAAAAACCCATGATCCAACAAGATGGAGAGGACAAATTAAGCGTGCTATTCCATTATTCAAAATGAAAGGAACAAAATCATCCGTATATGAGTCAATGGAACATGCAGGGATTAGGGTTTTGGGAATTCATCAGCTTTGGCAAGTAATATCTTCTCATACTTGGCAAGAATCATTTGTATTTGATGGTACAAACACACAATTTGAACTTGAAAAAGTAGCATTGCCGGTTGATTATGATAATTTTGAGTTGTGGTTACGACCACCAGATTCGGATTGGGTTTCTCTTAGTTTAGATTATATAGATTTTAATACCGATCAAGGATTAACAACGGTAACTTGGGTTGGCGATACTTTATCTATAGACCCAATTGATCTTGTGGAGGGAGACGAGATTAGAATATTATATAAATATTATGAAATTAATAGTCCGACAGATCAATCTATAGAAAATTATATAAGATCATTGCCTTTGATGGATCAACGTGATGAAAGAAACCAAATATATCCTTTAAAAAACTGGAATGTTCGTGTCATATCAAACAATGATCCAATGTTTGATATTATTGTGAATACAAGAAATCCTTATAATGATTTTCTTGTATATGGAAAAATACGAACAGAATTCCCTTATAGTGAAAATATTTATAACATGGAAGAATATAATGGAAGCATAAGAAATTCTAAGGTTCCATGTGACATTGACAAAGATTTTATTGACCCTTGTACAGCATGTATAAGCAGTAGTTACAATATAGATCTTGAAATTGAAGATTTATCTAATGATAGAATAATTGAAGCTCAAGAAATATTAACAGAAACCATGCCCTTTCATGCCGTTCTCCATACTTTAAATTTTCTAGGAGGCATTAATGAGTTTGTGGAGTCTCCTGTTGAAAATGTTTCAATGCTAGTTTCTGTGAATGGAACAGAGTCTGTAATATCTGGAGAGGGTCAAATGTGGTTTAATAGACTTATGAAGTTAGTAGAAACTCAAGGAATAACTAGAAATCAATTAGCAGATATTACCACTCCGATTGCGACAATAAGCGTAAAAATGTTTAATGATGAAATTGTTGTTTTCTGTCCTAATAAAAAATTAGATAACGTAGGAATATCTTTAGAAGGAAATGCAAAAATTACAATTTTGGCACCATCTCCTTTGGCTGGCACATACAATATAAGCAATCCAGATGGAAATGTTGTAAAAATTAGCCTGCCAATTTTAGATGAACCAATAAACAATTGCAACAATATATTTGCAAATGACGATACAATAAACAGTTGTGCTTTTACATTTGACATAAATAATTTGGTGTTAGATGGAAGCCTTTGTAACATTTCCCAAGATAATATTTTTGAATTTTATGATTCTTCTCAAAATTTTGGAACATTACCGATTCAATCTACATTTGATGTTGAACAAGGAACAGCCACACATGCTTGGAAGCTTCTCATTCCATCTTTTAGTGCAACTCCTTATGTTATTCAAAATGTTTTACCTGATGGAAAATTAAATCTGACTAATAATGGTGGATTATCAGGAAATTCATCTGGAATTAGTTGGTCTTTATTAGATGGATCAAATTCACTAATTAAAACAGGCGCACTTGGAAATTTAGAAACAACGAATCGTGGTCGTGTAACTGTGTTAAACAGTTCTTTTATTCCTATTCAAAATATTATAAGTTTGAAAAATTTTTATTTTGTAAAAGGAAGCTTTGAATATCCAATAATTGAATTTTATAGCAATAACCAATTTTATATTGGGAATTACACCGATGGCGACTCAAATGGCGTTGATTTAACGGTAAAACAAAAAGTAGTTTCTGGAGAAATTGGTTATTTTACTCATCGTGGAATTAAATTACAAGCTTTAGGAAATTTAGAAAGTTCTTTAGGAATTCAAAATGGAGATAACTCTTATACAATTGATGGTGGAATTGAAAATAATGGATTTAAAGAAAATTTTATTATTCAAATTGGATCAGATTATTACTTTATTTCAGAAATTTCTGGGACAGAGGTGGGACCACATGAAGACAATTACACCACAATTACTTTGTCTGGGCCTGATCACTATTGGAAAACTTATTTGGCTGGTGGTACTTATGTTGATGCCACTTTTTATCAATTTTTAAAAAATGGAGCAACAATAATGGGACAACAATACGATTTGCCAGAACATACTTTCCGCACTTTAGATCGTGCTGGAAGATCTGTAATTGATTATGTGGATCAAGATCAAACAGTGACCCAATTAAGCTCTCCAGATGAAATAAATGAATTGGTAAATCAAAAAGAAAATATTAACATAAAAATTGAATATTCAGATGGAACTGTAGAAGAAGGAGATTTATAATGATAAACAATGAAATTTATAATGGCTTAAAACCGTGTGGCTTTGTTACATGTTTAATTGATTATGATTGCGGAAAAAAAGAAATTATTGAATTCCCTAATACAGTTTTAACTAAAGGAAGAGAAGCACTAGCTTCTTGTTTGGCTCGAAATATTGGCGATGGTTTTAATTTTTACATTAATAGAATGTTATTTGGCAATGGAGGAACTTCTAATGGAACCACTAAATATGTATCATCCAGCAGAAATGGTCTTTTTGGAGTCACACAAGCAAGCAAACCTGTCGTTTCTTCTATAGATCCAAACATACCATCTCAAGTTATTTTTACATCTGTAATTTCTTATTCTGAGGCTGTTGGATCAACATTGAACGAGATGGCACTTCAATTAGCTACTGGTGATCTTTACAGTATGGTAACTTTCCCAGACCTAACAAAAACTGCACAAATGCAAATAACATTTAACTGGCGATTGTCATTCGTATAAGAAAGGAAAAAAATGAAAAACTTTTGGTTAGAAAAAATTAATCACAGAAAAGCGTTTGGAAATTGGCAAAATTATTTTGGAGAAAGTATTTTAGCTAGAAACTACAGCATATTTCATCAATTTAATATAATGCAAAATTTAAATATAGCTTATTGTGCGTCTCGTGAAAATTTATTATTTCATGAAAAAGAAGAAAAGAATGAATTAAAAAGTCACGAAACAATAGTAAATGCACCTCAAAACGATCAATATAATATTACTATTAGCACAACAGATATATAAGATAAAGGAGAAATATGCCAGACTTAGGACAAATTCCAGTTCCACAATATAGTCCCGATCAACCATATCATTGGGAATATGATAATGTGCCATTGCAAGCTCTTGCCCAAAGAGACGAAATAATTAATGGTCAGGTAGATATTCACGCAAAAATTTTAAGTGATTGCAATGGAACACAGGGAACTTTAGCCAACCGTCTGGCACATTCAATTGATCCAGATGGTTCTTTAATCACATCTTCTGTTGATAGTTCTTTACATAATATTGGAAAACATACAAATGGATCTGTAACAGTCTCTACCCAAGAGTTGTCAGATTATTCTGCGTTAGGTTTTCCATCAATATCAAATCCAGTTTCATTTGTAAGAATGCTTCAAGAAGAAAGAAGTAAATTACAAATGATTGCAAGCGAAGCAACAAATATGGCTGTTGCAGTAGAAACAATATCAAACATTATCGTATTTGATCAAGGAACAGTTCAATTAGGAGCTTCTTCTAGTATTGGGTGGGAAATTCACAATACTAATGTAGTTACTCCGGTATTAAATATTTCAACAGATTTTTCCCATAGACACTATTATGACATTAATCCAGTATTAGTTTCAGGAGCAAATTATAAAGTAACATCATCTTCTACAAATTACATACAAGACAGTCTTCGTGTTTATATAAATGGTGTAAGATTGAGTGCAACCGATGATGTTTATTATCCTAGCCAAAACAACAATACAATCACTTGGACATTAAATCGTTTTACGCCTAATAACTTAAATGGAACTTTTAGCTTGGAAACATCAATTTCAACATCCGATGTTATAAAAATTGATTTTGATTTATCTTTAACATAAGAGTTTAATTTTGAAACTTTACACATATAAAGCAATTAATTGTGGATTTATAGTTCTTTGTCCCGAATCTAATTCTGGGCTACTTAAAAGAACTGTAAATTCTATAAAATCTCGATATTCCGAATGCTCTGTTATTTGTGCAACAGAAGAATCAGCAAAAGATGAAAATTTTAATTTTATGAATGAAATTTGTCCAACATATCGTGGCCAAGAAACATTCTCTTCTCTTATAAATGCTGGAATGAATAATACAAAATCAGATTGGAATTTTATAATTTGTGCAGGATCTTTTATCCCAACAAAAATAGATCAAAGATTTTCTTATTTTTTAGAAAGTAAAAAAGATATATTGTTTCCCATAGTAAACAATAAAACTAATTTTGTAGAAGCAACATTAAATGGATTATTTATAAATAAAGAAACCTGGGATGAAGTTGGAGAAATGGCAAATATAGGCCCATTAGAGGTTGTTAAACTCATGTGGGCCTTAGATGCTATAAAAAAGGGCGTAAAATTTAAAGCAATATCTGGGACAAAGATTTGTTAAAGGTATCCACGAATTAAATCCCATCGGTTATGAACCGAAACTGACATATCGTTCACTTTATCAAGATATTCAAATAATTCTTCCCAATTGGGAAAAATAAATTCTAATGGTATAAATCCAAAATACCATGCAGGAATGCATCTCATATCATTCATATCGGTAACTAGAAGTGTGGGTTTTTTTGAATTACTTTTATTGATAATTTCATGAACCGTTCCTGTAGTGGGAACTTTATGTGGAAGATAAGCAATCAAAAAATCACTCTTATCTACAATTGAAAGATCTTTTCTAACAAATAATCTGGCAATTCTAGAAAGTTCTTGATAGTCCTTATTTTTTTTAGCTTCATTTAATGGTCCTACCCATTGTTGTTTAGGGTCGGAAAATGGATCAAAAACATCAATTCCAAATTTTTCTTTTAATTTTTTAATTGGTTCTATTCTCCAATTTTCACCTGATCCAAATTCAATCGGGCCGCTCAAATAGGCGTTGGTATCTTGAAGTGGAAAGTTTTTCATGGGTTCTCTTAAATCTAAAAAAGTAAAACTCTAATAACATAACAATTGAAAGGAAATGTTATGTCTTTAGAACTACAGAATAATCCATTCCAGAAAGAAATACAAGATGTTTTACAGCACGAAATTGCTCAAAGACACAGCTATTTTCAACTTAAATATTTTTTAATTGGCAAAGAGCCAACATTGCAAGCAAAAATGTGGCAATGTATCCGAGAATTAAAAAATAGAAAAGATTCTTTAGAAGCTCTAGAATTGGAAATAGAAGAAACAAAAGACAATTTAGAATTAATGGATATAAATATCCATAAATTGGGCCTAGAATTAAATACATATGAACATCAAGAATTTACAAAAAAAGAAATTGAAATTAAAATTAGACAAAAAGAAAGGCAAAAAAAAGCCGCCCAATGCAACATAAAACAATTAGAAGAAAGAAAAAAATGGTTAGAAGAAGAATGTAGATTCTTTTTAGAGACATTTAAGAACATAGAAAAAGTAGAACCTTTAAAAAATTATGATGATTTAGAATCTCAAAAGCAATATTGGGGAGAAAAATTATCTCAAAAAATTAATCTTAAAATGTTATCTCAAAATCAACTAGATACAGAATTAATAGAAACTATTGTTGCACTTCCTGATGATATGCCAATAAAACAGCAAATTCTTGGAACATTAAATTTGAGACATATAAATATGGTTCGTCAATTAAAAGATGCAATGAAAAACGAAGCAATTGAAGAGAAAGTGATTAAGGAGAATTAATGGCAGTTACAAGAATAGCATCTACTGATGTAGGATATACCACTGGATCTTTGTCAGTTTACCCAGAAGCCAAAGATTCAAAATATCAATTGTATGAAGCCACAAATAATTCTCAAACAGTTTTAACTCAAAGTCTTACATATAATGGTAAATATGTAATTGTTGCAGACGCCACTGGGTTTCCCAGCAATGGAATTATAAGAATTGGACCTCCTCCTGGAGCTTCTGGAGCTGCTGAAATGATATATTACGACAGCATTGTCAACAATACATTTCAAAATCTTGTAAGAGGTTTTGCTGGGTCCAGACAGAATCCTTGGCCAATTGGAAGCCATGTTTCAAATGCTGTTTTTGCAGAACATCACAATTCTATAAAAGATGCAATAATTCAAATTGAAACAAATTTAGGAACACAAGATTTACCAAATTCTTCATCTTTAAATGGAATTTTAAAGGCACAAGAAACTCGATTTCTTGCACCAAGAGCATTGTTTCGAGCTTATCCTTTAAGTGGTCCTCCTCCATTAACTGTGACATTTCAAAATTTTAGCACGGGACCATTAGTTAGATACTTATGGGATTTTGGAGATGGAACAACATCTGTAGAAAAATCACCAACACACACATTCCAAAAAGAAGGAATATATTCTATAAAATTAAATATTATTAGTTCTTTAGGTGCTCAAGGAATAGCAACAAAATCTAATTATATTAATGTGGCTCAAGAGGAAAAACAGCCATTTTTTTATGTAGAACCCAGCAATGGTGTTTTTTATTCGCAAGAAACAGCGGATAAAAAAGGGATTGATCCAACAACATTTAATTTTGTAGATCAAACAGATGGAGATATAATTCAAAGATATTGGGTTTTTGATGATTCTGATTCAATTACAGAATTAAATCCCAATAAACATACAATTAGTTATGTTTATAAAAAACCTGGAGTTAAAAATCCAACACTATTAATTTTATTTGAAAATCAAACTTTAAAAAGGGCTTTTTTAAGAGGTTCCATTACGGTGCTATAATGACAATACCAATTTCTTCTACATATCCTATATCATTCGACACAAATCAAAATCTCTATGAAGTTCACGATGCTTTAAGAGTTAGACTTGTTGAAGATTATAATCCTGGAGATACATCAATCACTGTGTTGGGCGATGCAACAACGATGAATTCTTTTTCTTCTACAGGAATAATTACTCTTACAGATCAATGCAATGAGCCCGAATATCGAGCAATTTCTTTTTATTATGGATCAAAAACATTAACAACATTTGATCAATTAGAATTGTTGCCAGGATTTACAGACGTAGTAAAGCCAAAAAATTTAACAGATGTGACTCAAAATGTGATGTCTATTCATCACAATTCTTTAAAAAATGCATTAATTTCAATTGAACAATTTGCCGGAAAAATCAATGATACTCCTTCCTACAAAGGAACAATGGATCAAAGAATAAATTATTTAAGAAATTTAGCTCTTTCTCCAAAAGCTTGGTTTAGCGTTGATAAAACAATTGGGTTGGCACCTTTAACTGTGGAATTTACCGATCAAAGCTTCCGTTTGGGAGATGATGGTTCTTCACACACATTGAGCAGAATTTGGAATTTTGGAGATAATAGTCCTTCAATCATATCGCTAATAACAACTGATGAAACAACTGAAGTTCCATCAAATATAACAAATTCTTTAATTAATGACACTGACGGTGGAACAATTAAAAAAACTTACACAAAGCCTGGGCTATACACTGTTAGTTTAACTGTTTCTAATGATTTTGGATCAGATGTTGTAACATTTCAAAATTTAATTAACGCACGATTTCCAGCACCAGATTTTGCATTGATTAATTTTGCTCAATATCAAGGACAAATATTGACTCCTGGAATTCCCAATGATGGAAATTTATATACAACACCTCCAAAAATACGTGCAGGAATAAACAGTATTATTGAAGTTTATATTGAAAACGGAATAAACAACACGACTGGGAAAACATATGGAGGAGAGATTGTAGATGAAACCAATACTCCAATTGATCCAATTACAAATTACACTTGGTCTTTCTCAGATGATTTGACCCATAACAATTCTTCTATAGCAAAGGCAGTTTTCAGCGTTGGTGGCTTTTATGATTTAAATTTACGTGTGGACACCAAATATGGTGCTTACAGAATTACAAACTATCATAATAGTTTTGATATTGTAGAACAAATCAATTTATGGCTTTGGAGCTATCAAGGAATTTTAAAAAATTATTTTTGTGATGGCGGTTATTATTGGTCTCAAAATGTTGTTTCTTCAGAATTTGGACTAATTAGCGAAACTTTTAAAACTCAAGGATCTCCTTTGACAATAAATGTCCAAGATCAATTTCTTACTGGACAAAACAATGAATGCCAACAAAAACGTGAGTTTCATAGAAATAATGGATTTTCTCAAGTAACAACAACACCATCAGGATCAACAAATGGTTCTGGATTATTGTATTGGTCGAGTGGAAGAGGATCATCTGACAGTATTTCCAATGAAAAAATACTTATATCTTCTTACAACGGCTTTCATGATACATACACAACAACCACAGAAATTACAAGACCATGGAACTGGGTTGGAATGAATTCATCTTCTAAATTATATTTTATTTTAGGAGGGGTTAATTCTACATTGCCCAATACATCTCCAACAAACCAACATAAAGATGAACTAAATTTAACTGATCTCTCAACAACTGGATCTGGGGAATTGGCAAATTCAAATTATAAAAATGGTGCAAATGAATTAACCAGTAATGAAGTCACATATGATCCTTTAACTGGACTTTCAAATCAGGGAAATATGAGCGTTTATCGCTCTACTTGGCACAATGATGCAGGATATTTTCTAAGAAATCAAGGCGCAGGAGACCCACAATCTCCTGCAATTACATTTTTTAGAATAAAAAGCTTCTATAAAACAAGCGGAAATATATCTGAGCCATTTATAGACATTAGAAAATTACCAGATATGATTGGCTCGGCAAGATTAGAAGGACAACTAACATCTTTGAGCCAAGGAGTTTATTTCTTTTCTAATTCTGGAGCATTAAATGTTTATAGTCCAACAAGTAGTGTTTGGGCGACTAGTGGTGTTGCTGCAAACTCTGCATCTTTCAGATTATTGCAAGATACTTCTATTTTAGGATTTGATGATGCAACTCAAACACTTTTAGTTGCATCCGATGGAAATCAAGTTGCATATTTAAGTTTTGATTATAGTCCTAATACATTTATAAAATTTAATGAATCAAATACTACATTTAGTGCAGTTTCTTCGAGACCTTCAGGGGCTCAATGGCAAATGTGTATTTTTTAAGCATAAATAAGTTACAAAATTTTTTAAAGATTAAGGATTTACGTGGCAAATTATTTTCCGCCAACACCTGTTTACCCTAAAAGTTACGATAGTGATTATACGCTTTTTTTAGTCTATAACACGAGCGAAACAATTACAACAGAAGAAAATTTCCCTTGGGCTGATGAAATATCAATTAAACCTGTTCCAAAAGATAAAAATGAAATTTGGGCTCCCAATGGATTTGCCAATATAGAAGGCGAATTATTTTATTATGATGACGTAGAACACCATTATTATGACCAATCTGATGAAACAAGCAAAAGAATTAACAAATTAAAAAGATGTTCCAGGAACTTAGGTGGAACTCACACTAAACATAATTTAGCAGGGTCAGAAGTTCGTGGCTTTGTGATTGCAGAACATCATAATCAAATTGTCGATGCTATTTTAAAAGTTGAAAATTTTGTTGGAGAAAATTTTTCAACAGACACATCAACATTGGATTGGAGAATCCGTCATCTTCAACAATTGCCGATTATATTTGATGACTTTACATGTCCTGACGTAACTTTTGATTTCTATACAGTAAGCAGTAATCCAGCAACTGGAATATTAGTACAATATTTTGTAACCATTAATGGTACATTTACAAATTATAGACTTGATTTTGGTGATGGCGAATTTACTACAAGCTCAACAAGTGGAACACATAGATATGCACCAAACTCAATAATTGACCCAATTTTAACAATATCTAATTCTAAGTGTACTATTGTACAATCTCCTATTGAACGCATTTTGGCAACAGAGCCGGTAGCAGTAACGACTCCACCAACATTTGAAATACCAGTTCCTACAGTTCCCGAAATACCAAAATGTAATTTTCCAAACCCTTGTGTTCCTTCAAATTTACCTCAAATACCTCCAATTGTTTTTCCATGTTTAGATATAAGTTCTATTGCTTCAACAATTCTTTCTGTTGTTATAAGTGAGATCAACACTTTACCATCAATAATCACATTTGGACCTTTACCAAATATACCATCATTAATTAATTTTGGACCAATGCCATCAATTCCTTCTAAGGTTTATTTTGGGCCAATCCCAGGAGGTGGAATTCCTTCTAAAATTTATTTTGTTTTACCCCCAATTCCACTACCAACTAAAATTTATTTTGATCCAATTTATATACCAACTAAGATTTATTTTGATCCAATGCCCAATCCAATACCATCTAGGATTGTGTTTGGACCTGCTCCAACTATACCAACTAAGATTAATTTTGGACCTGCTCCAAAAATACCAACAAAGATTGAATTTGGTCCCGCTCCAACAATACCAACAAAAATTGCATTTGGTCCTGCTCCGACAGTTCCAACAAAGATTGAATTTGGTCCTGTATCGAAATTACCAACAAAGATTGAATTTGGTCCCGCTCCAACACTGCCAACAAAGATTGTGTTTGGTACTGCACCATCTATTCCAACAAAGATTGTGTTTGGTCCTGCACCATCTATTCCAACAAAGATTGTGTTTGGTCCTGCACCATCTATACCAACAAAAATTGAATTCGGTCCTGCTCCATTTATACCAACCAAAATTTCTTTTGGACCCGCTCCATTTATACCTACTGAAATTTTGTTTGGGCCTGCACCAACAATACCAACCGAAATAGTATTTGGTCCTGCTCCATTTATACCAACAAAGATTGAATTTGGTCCTGCTCCAACAATAAATGTAACATGGGGATCTCCACCCACAGTTTCTTGTGTTGTTACAGTAAGTTGTCCTAGTGCAAGTCCAACGCCATTTAGAGCATCTTCTGATATTTTGACTGATGGATTAGATCCAATTGAAATTCAATCTAATGATATGGGAATACCTTCTGAGATCATGCTTGTTGTCCCAGAAATTCCTGACATTCGTGTTATTCATGACATACCACAAATTATAAGGATTGAAGCTCCATCTATTCCAGATGTAAAAATTATTGGACCAGAAATACCTATTCCTCAAGAAATTAGAGTCACTGCAAACAATATACCATCAACTATTGAATTAGTTTCTTATAATTTACCAACATCAATAAAATTAGATGTAAGCGATCTTCCAAAAGCGATTAAGCTTGAAGTTCCAGAAAATCTTCCTTCAATTAAAATTGATGCAACTGGAATTCCAACCACAATTCAAGTAGTTGGAATTCCATCAACGATTGAATTGGTTGGTGCTCCTAGTGAAATTAAATTAGTAATGCCAGAAAAACCAGAAATCGAACTAGTTTATAAAGGTGCTCCAATTGATGTAAAAATTAATTTGGATATTAGCAGATTGACAGGCGACAATGATAACGCCCAATGCGTGGCCATAGTTCCTTGTACGCCAAAATAAAACAATAAAAAAACAATTTTTCATGATTATAAAAAAACATACAAATGGCAACCAGTATTTATCAACCCTACAAAACATGTGGGTGAGAAATTTTACAATGGATGCAAAGAATTACATTGACATTAACAACACAATAAGTCCAAAAGATCATTTTTTGTTTTTAAAAAATGAAACAAAAAATTCTTTTAAAAGATATCAATGGATAGACGGCGAGAACTTTTATCATCCAAACATTGTAATTGTATCTGATGGTTATAATTTCAAAGAAAAACATAAAGTTATTGAAAATTTAGGAAAGGATATAACCATAATCGGCGTTAATGGATCTTTATCTAAATGGGAAATACAAAAAAGAAGCATGAATTATTATGTAGTGAATAATCCATATCAAGAATGTATGAAATATTTACCAAGAAAGGGTGGAGTTCTTCCAAAATGTATAGCATCTCCTCGAACAAATTATGAATTTTTAGATAATTACAGAGGAACCAAAATGAGGTATTATCCTGTAAATGAAAAAGGATATAAAACTCTTGGAGAAAAAGAAACACAATGGCAAATAGATGATTATCGCAATCCGATTTGTGCTGCAATAGGTTTATCTTATAAGTTTGGTGTTGAAAAATTACTTTTATTGTGTTGCGACGATTCATTCAGTGATTCTAGACCTGGAGCCATTCAAACAGAAAATAAATTATGGATGTATCCACAACACGAGATAGCACATGAACTAATTGATGCAAATTTATATTGGTTAAAAAATCAAAATTATAAAGAAATTTTAATTAAAGATTGTTCAAGTGGTGCAAAGTATAAAAATGCTTCATACATAGAAAAGGAAAATGTAATGTCTTTCTTTGGAATTTAATTTAATGAATAAAGAAAAAAAAGATCCATTTGGACTGTTTGATTTGGGCGATTTTAAGAAATGGATGAAAACACAAAATGATTCTAAAATTGAAACTGATTTAATTGGCTTTCATGTTGAATCTAAAGTGACATTAAAAAAACTCATTTCTAAAATGGAAGTTGAATATGGAGTAACAGAAGAAGTGGCACGGGATTTTAAAAAAAATGGTGGAACCATAACAGAAGCTGATGGGAATAAAGTTTTAGTAGAAGTTGAAAATGGAACTTTCATCATTCATAAAATGTATGTTTCAAAAAACCAAGATTAAATCTTTCTTACCATTGTTTTTCTTTGTGGCAAACTTGAAACACTTGCTGAGATTGTATTGGCACTACTAAATTCAGGATTTAAATTGACAGGAACATTCGTATATCCTCTTAATTTTAAATTATATT